ATTGCCCGAACAATACAGTAATGTAATAACTGCAAAAGCAAGGTATTACGTACATCAGTTTAAAGAAAATTTACAACAATCAGCTTTTGCACTTGACGAATATAAAAAGAACATGAAGACTATGAAGTCTAATTTAATTAATGCTACTCCTCGTAACATGACAGACGACAGGACTTATTTCTAGATGGCAGTAAGTCAACCATTTTCAGTAGCTTTAGTAGGTGGACTTGTTAAGTCTACTAATTCTTCAGCGTTGCTTAAGACACCCGGAGTTGCTACTAAGTTAAGAAACTTTGAAGTTTCTGACGAAGGTACTTACAGAAGAATAAATGGATTTACTTTATTTGGGGATACCTTACCTAATACTACAAGAGACATAGAAGGTTTATTAGTTTATGCAGATGGTGTAATAGCTGTAGCAGGTGACGATATATTTTTTAGTCAAGACGGAGAAAGTACTTGGTTACAATTAAATAAAGCAAGTGTTGCATCGAGTGGAGATAACTATAGTGCATTCACAGGTAGAAGTGAACTAGCTTTATCAAGTGTAGACCAGTGTGAGTTTGCTATTTATGAAGGTGCGTCTGAATACGGTGAAGTAGTTATAACAGATAAGAGTGGTAATAATAAACCGTTTTTATTTAAAATGACTGGAACAAATGCAGATGTAACTACTAGAACTTTTTTTGCAAGTCAAATAGATGTTGTTGTTGATGGCTCAACAACTGCAAAGTTTTGTACAATACACGACCAACATTTAGTTGTTGCAGGAGACCCAGCTACACCTAACACAATTTATTATAGTGGTACTGATGACATAGATAGTTTTAGTAGCTCAGGTTCAGGTGCTATTACTTTAGAAGATAAAGTAGTAGGGTTAAAAAGTTTCCGTAATGAATTATTTATATTTTGTCAGAACTCAATATTTAAACTACAAAATATAAACAACTCTACTACTGTAGCAGTTGTACCTGTTACTAAAAACGTAGGTTGTTTAGACGGTCAAACAATCCAAGAGATTGCCGGTGACCTTATATTCTTAGCACCTGATGGATTTAGAACAGTTGCTGGTACATCAAGAATTGGTGACGTTGAGTTAGGTACAATTAGTCAAGCTATACAGCCAATAATAAACACTATTGCTACTAATGCCGATGACTTACAGTTTAGTAGTGTTGTACTAAGAAATAAATCACAATACAGATTATTTTATAGTACTTTAGCAGATACTCAATTTACTTCAAGAGGTGTTATAGGAACATTAAGAAGTAATGGATTTGAATGGTCTGAAACACTGGGAATAGTAGCACCTGCTATTACGTCAGGATTTACTAGTTCAGGAGTAGAAAAAGTATACCACGGTGATAGAGACGGTAAAATATATAATCATAACACAGGTAATAGTTTTAACGGTACAAGCGTTGAAGCAGAATATCAATCACCTGATTACGATTATGGTGACTTAGGAACTAGAAAAACTCTAGACTACGTTAAGATTGCTTTTACTCCAGAAGGAGACTGTCAACCATCACTTAGAGTTAGATATGACTATGACAGCTTAGATACGCCACAACCTGCTGACATAGTTTTAAGTGAGATACCACAACCTGCTATTTTTGGAACAGCATTTTTTGGAGCTCAAAGATTTGGAGCAACAGAACAACCTTTAGTAAGACAAGTTTTAACAGGCAGTGGACACAGTAATTTTTTTAAAGTCTTTAGTAACGATACTAATGCACCATATTCAATTAACGGACTATATGTAAACTATAGACCATCAGGAAGAAACTAGGAGATATAATCAATGGCTACATATGTAAGACAAAGTTCATTCAGTGACGGAGACACAATCACTGCTGCACTATTTAATAACGAATTTAACCAATTAGTAAACGCATTTCATGTAGAAACAGGACATACCCATGACGGTGCTACAACCGGTGACGGTGGACCAATTTCTAATTTATTTAGTAATGCTTTAGTATTCGGTACAAATGCCAACACAGATGTTGCTATAACATTTAACGCCACAACAAACGATGGTGTTTTAACATGGATGGAAGATGAGGATTATTTTCAATTCTCAGATGACTTGTTAATTGCTACAACAGAAAAAATACAGTTCAGAGATACCGGATTATATATTAACTCTAGTGCTGACGGACAGTTAGACATAGTAGCTGATACAGAAATACAAATAGCTGCAACTACAATAGACATAAACGGTAACGCTGATATATCTGGTAACTTAGGTATTGGTGGTAATCTAACAGTAACAGGTACTACAACTTTTAACGGTGGTACAATCACTATGGGTGATGCAGCTACTGACAATGTTGTCTTTGGTGCTGACGTAAACAGTAATATTATTCCTAATACTGACAGTGCTTTTGACCTTGGTAGCTCTACACAAGAATGGAGAGACTTATACTTAGACGGTACAGCACACATTGATACGCTAGACGTAGATGTAAACGCTACAATCGCAGGAACTCTAGGTGTTACAGGCGTACTAACCGGTACAAGCTTAGACATCTCTGGAGACATTGATGTTGACGGTACAACTAACTTAGATGTTGTTGATATAGACGGAGCTGTTGACATGGCTACAACTCTTGCAGTTGCAGGTAACGTAGACTTCAATGGTGATTTAGATGTAGATGGTACAACTAACTTAGATGTCGTAGATATTGACGGTGCTGTGAACATGGCAACAACTTTATTAGTTACAGGCAATGTAGACTTTAACGGTGATTTAGATGTAGACGGAACTACAAACCTTGATGTTGTTGACATTGATGGTGCTGTAGACATGGCTACAACTCTCGCAGTTGCAGGTGTATTAACAGCAGCTAGTTTAGATATATCAGGAAACGTAGATATAGATGGTACACTTGAAACAGATGCACTATCTTTAAATGGTACAACAGTTACAGCTACTGCAGCAGACATAAATTTAATAGACGGTATAACTAACGGAACAGTTATAGCAAGTAAAGCAATCGTTACAGATGCAAACATAGATATTACTGGTGGTAGAAATATTACTATTAGTGGTGAACTAGACGCTGCAACCTTAGACATATCAGGTAATGCAGACATTGACGGTACTTTAGAAGCCGATGCAATTACTGTAAATGGTACAGCTTTGGCAAGTGTTATTGCAGGAACTACAGTAGCTAACGCTACAACTGCTGCCGTGGCTACAACAGTTACTATTACAGATAACGAAAACACAAACGAAAATAACGCAATTATCTTCACAGCCGGTGGAGACTTAGACGGTGGTAACTTAGGCTTAGAGTCTGATGGTGATTTAAAATACAACCCAAGTACAGGAACACTTTCTGCTACTAATATTTCTGTTAGTGGTACACTTAGTACTGTAGACTCAGTTACTATGAGTGCTAATAATGCTGTTGTATTTGAAGGTGCTACAGCTGATGCACACGAAACTACACTTACTGTTGTAGATGCTACAGCTGATAGAACAATTACTTTACCTAACGTATCTGGTACAGTTCCTGTATTAGCTGCAGCAAGTAATACACAAATTACTTCTACACCTGAAGAGATAAATGCCTTAGACGGTATTACTGCAGTAGTTGGAGAGCTTAATGCTCTTGACATAGGCTCTACAGCTGTCGGTACAGCAGTAGCTTCTAAAGCAGTTATACTAGACTCTAACAAAGATTACACAGGCGTAAGAAACTTAACAATTTCTGGTGAGCTAGATGCAGCTACTTTAGATGTAAGTGGTAACGTAGATGTTGATGGAGTACTAGAAACTGATAACTTAACAATTGGTGGGGCACAAGGAACTGATGGACAAGTACTTACTTCAACAGGAAGTGGAGTAGGTTGGGAAGATGCAGCAGCTGGTTTTAACCCAGACGCAGCAGTAGTTTTTAATGAGTCTTCAGCAGATGTAGACTTCAGAGTTGAATCAGACAACTTAACACACGCTTTATTTGTACAAGGCTCGGATGGTAATATTGGCGTGGGAGACAGCTCCCCCTCTTATCCTCTTGAAATCGCTAATGCAAATAGTACATCTATTGCATATCAAAGAACTGGTGTATCAGCTAAAAAATGGGGCTTTACTTCAGACAATGACACTACAATATGGTCAAACATTACTGATAGCGTTTCTGCCATGACTTTAACAAATGCAGGTGCAGCTACTTTCGCAGGAGCAATCACAGCCAACGCAGGTGTAGTCGTAGATAACATTACAATAGATGGCACAGAAATAGATTTATCAAGTGGTGATTTAACAGTAGATGTAGCAGGAAATATCATACTTGATGCTGATGGTGGGGATATTAAGTTTTTAGATGGTGGTACAGAAACATTAAGATATTCAGGTTCAGGTGCAGGTCCACAGTTCTTTTCACCTGTAGCAGATAAGGATATTATTTTTAAAGGCAAAGATGGTAGCTCAACTATTACAGCACTTACCCTTGATATGTCTAATGCAGGTGCAGCTACTTTTAATAGTGATTTAGTTATCCCCAATGCAATACTTCATGCAGGTGATACTGGTAACTATATGCAGTTTCACCAAGCCGATGGTTGGAGGATTGTAAATTCTGGAGGCGAAAGATTTCATATACAAGGTGATAAAGTAGTATTCAACCACGACGGGCATGACCAAGATTTCCGAGTTGAATCTAACGACAACGCCAATATGCTGTTTGTTGATGGTGGTAATAATAGGGTTGGGATGGGGACAGCAGCCCCAGCAACAGAGCTGCATATAAAAGCAACTAGTGGTGAGGCAGAGTTAAGATTAGAAGCTGTAGCTGGTTCAGAAGCTAGACTTAGATTTGGAGATGCTAATGATAACGATGCAGGTTATGTAGGGTATAGCAAAGCTAATGGGAACTTGAATTTTAGTGCTTTAAATACTGATGGCGAGCATATGAGAATTAATGCTGACGGAAAGGTGGGCATTAATAATACGACACCAACAAAAGGTCAATTAGTTGTATCAGGAGCTGTAGCAACAAATGAAACATGTCTGCTTTCGTTTGATGATTTTGGTACCCGTGGAACTGGAACAGCTCAAAGAATAGACTTTAGAATGGGTAGAACTGGTCAGGTTACTGATAACCCTGCCTCAATAGTTTGTATTACTGAAGGTGATGGTGCAAGTACAGCTTCCCATTTTAATAGTCTTGAGTTTAGAACAGTGGGTGCTAATACTATTAACAATAATCATTTTAAATTAAATGCTGGTGGTGCGAAAATTCAGTTTATGACTGATGAAGTACCACAATCAAACAACCCTATAACTAGCGTATGTTTTGTAATAGGTCCATCAGCTTCAGGTGCTGTAACACAAGGCTTAACAGACGCTTGTGTTTTACAAAATAGAAGTGGTGAGTTATTTGCTATTGATTCTTCACATAACAATACACAAATTACACCGCATAATTGGGGTTTAATTAGTGCTGGAGCAAGTGAAGAACTAGCTTGGACATATTATTCACAAAGACCAAATCCTAGTGACAATGACCAATTGCAAACAATAAATGTAGACATGGCTAAAGTAATTAGAAAAGTAGAAGATTTAGTAGGTGAAAAACTTATATATACAGAAAACTCTAACAAAGATAGTCATTCTTTTAAAAACATTATTGCAGATATACAAACTACATTAACAAATTTAACAACAAGAATAACAAACCTAGAAGGGTAACAAAGGAAAATAATAATGGCAATAGCATGGAAAATAACAAACACAGAATATAACACTGACTCTGACAAAGGAGTAATACACGCTGCATGGCAATGTACAAACTCTGAAGTAGTAGGCTCTGGAGACTCAGCAAGAACTCATA